TGTCGCGTAGAAGCTGTTGAAATCCTTATGCCCTTCGGGCGCGTGTTCGAATAGCACGTAGAGCGTTGATCGTAATCGCTGGCTCGGTGTCTTACTTCCAAGCTCAGCGGCATCGAGCTTCAGGTTGTTGAGTAGCTGTTCATCGTTATAATTGAACTGCTCGCCTTTGAATGCCATCACACCCACGCCACCCATCCACTGGTTGAACAGTGCGCTCGTTTGCTCGGGTGAAAGCTCCTGCGTTCCGATTGTTACCTTTATCGTCTTATCGCGGCGCGTGGCTACCGATTCAATCGCACATGGTATGGTTAACAGCTTAGCATCCATATTCAGGAATATTTTGCTTAGGTTCGTGCTTGGGATTTGTCTTTAAGCCATCCATGTAATCGTACACCATCCGGCGAATCGTTGACTTATGCGACTCAGGAACGCGGAATGTAATGTTAACCGTTGGCTCGCCATATAGCGGCTTCGCTCCAGCGCCCTCGCGGTAGCCCCCTCGCCCTGTCTTTATGTTTTCACTTTCCATTGATGTTTGCAAAGATAAGTATTTATTTGATTGTGTGGTGCATTTCGATGCCGTTTTTTTTCAAAAGCATCAGCCACCCATAGCAGCGTTTGAGGTATGCCTTGCGCACGAATGAGCCATTAGGTGCGTGTTTCAATTGCGCTGCGTAGCTTCGATGCGTTCGCGTGGTGCTGTGGTATGTTACGCATCCATGTTTTATCGTTGCCTCGTTCGGCTGGTAGTTATTCATGCGCTCGATTAGTTGCTCTTCGATTGTCATTCTCTATTTTTAAACTTTCTTAAAAATTTTTCCATTTCGTCTTTTATATCTTGAGCGGTAATATTTGTATTTTTTATATCTATGCCATCTGTATAAATGCCATCAAACCATGATATAGAGTTAACTATCTCAAAACCTAAGCTTTCGTCATCAGTCATTGATACAAATGCAATAATAGATTTATTTATATCAGCTTTAACCCAAGCATATTTATAATCATTAAAACATTGAACACTTACCCAGCCTTTATTTTCAAAATAATTATCTACAACTGCAATAGGGTAATCAATAAATTCATCTAAATTAAAAAGCCCGTTTTGTAAATTATCTTCCATTAGAACGGATTAAAATCAAAAGTTTCATTAGGCTGCATTGCTTTCGGCTCGAGCTCAGGCATGTAATGCTCAACTGGTAGAAAAGTGCTGCCACCACTCGAGCCGGTATCGTGAAAGCTCGTGAGCGTGCTGTTATGCTTAAAGCGTACCTCACCGGTTGAACCTTGCCGGTGCTTCTCGAATAGATAAAATACATCGGAGCTATAAGGGTTGCCAGCTTCATCATTCAAGCCGTAGTATTCAGGGCGATAGACGAACATAACGGTATCGGCATCCTGTTCGATGCTTCCCGATTCGCGAAGGTCTGAGAGTATCGGTCGCTTATCAGCGCGTTGCTCGACTTGCCTGCTTAACTGGGCAAGTGCGATTATTGGAATGTTTAACTCTTTTTGTGCGGCTTTCAATGTTCGGCTTATCTCTGCAACCTCAGCCTCTCGATTACCGCCTCTGAAGCCCTCTATCGTCATCAGCTGAAGATAGTCAATTATTGCCCATTTGCAATTATTCTTACGTGCTTCGCGCCGCATTATGCGTATTGCCTCATGCACACCGCATCGCGGCTTATCGTAGATTGTGATGGGTAACTTCTCAACTAATCCGATCGTTGTTTCGAATGCGTGTAGCTCGGGCTGAGATAGGTTCCCATCGCGTAGGCGTGCGCTGTTAATCGCATCGTTCGCGTGTTGAAGTATGAGCCGCTGGCAGAGCTGGCTTTGATTCATTTCGAGGTTGAAGTATATGCCAGGCTCGTTGAACTGGCAGGAGTGGTACAATGCGAGGGCAGTCTTACCCATCGATGGCCTGCCTGCTAAGATTATAAGCTCGGGATGGAAGCCTCCGGTGAATCGGTTAAGTGCTGCGATGCCGGTATTGAGCCCGCTTGTCTTACCGCTTTGGTGCAATGCAGCGCGGCGGTAGTATGCTTGCCGCTCTTCGTGCGTGAGCTGAAGGGTAGTTATTATGTTATCGGTAGGGCTGCCATTCTCGATCAGGGTGTTGAGGCGCTTGATGATGTTTACGGCTGTTTCACCGCCGCTCTTTAGCTTGCCGAGTCCGAGTGCCTCTTCGGTTAGGATGTGGTTTATATTGCGTTTGATGTGTTCATCTTTAAGAATGCTGATGTACTCATTGATCGGCTCTGAGTAACTCAGCTCATTGCCCCACTGGGTAACGCTGGCAATCTCATTAGCCGTGAGTGTTTTTTCAGTCAATGCGTATTTCCCGAAGGTAACGAATGTCGGCTGCTTTCCGTCCTTCATTATCGCGTTTATGACCTTAAATGCTTTGAGTGCTGTATCGTCTGCGAAGTGTTCATCGATAAGCTGCGGCGCGATTTCCTTATAGTTATCATCGCCGTTAAGGCAGAGGAACATAAGAGCCTGTTCTATCTTTGGTATGTTCATAGGTCAAAGGTATTTTTTAATACGTAGTGCTTTTATTCCATTTTAACGCCCATCGAGGCGCGTGTCTTTGTTGGTGCTGGTTGTTTAGAGTTGTTGCGTTTAATTTCAAATAAACCGCTCCATCCGTTGGCGATTGCTTCCTCGAGCCCTTCAATTACTTCCTCTTTGGTTTTATAAATTTTACGCATTTTTTTAATTAGCAATTCAATCGAGTTGTCTGTTGGGTATTTCTTACGTGCGATACGTTCGGATAAAAATTGGATAAATAAGCTGTTTATTTTTTCATCAGCGAAATGCTCCTTTTTTATTTCATCAATACTCTTATAAGTCTTTATAGTCTTTATAGTCTTATGATGTGTTCGCGTGCTTTCCAATTGCTTTTCATTTGCTTTTCGCGTGCTATTCAAGTGCTTTTCATTTAATGGAAGGCAAATGATTCTATTTTTGTATTGATTTTTGCTGTAAGATACCGTACTTATAAATCCATTTTCTTCTAATTTCAGCAAGCATTTAAGCATTGTTGTTCTCGATGCTATCCCAGTTGATTCTTGAAGGTCAATTAAAACAATTGAAAATTTATCTTTCCACCCTAATCGATTTGCGCGAGATAGAATAACCATATAAACAGCTATTGTATAAGGGTCGATTTTTTCGGGGTTGTCATCAGCCCAAGCCCAAAAATTATTAAAATACTCAAACATGGCTAAAATGGTAAATTTTTACCAAACAACTCAATGCCTCTTTTTATCCAGTATTCTCTTTTTTTATTTCTTAATAAAGATTCAAGATATTTAGCGTGTTCTTCAGTACCTTCATAAAAATTACGCACCAATTCGATTTCTTTCTCAATCGCTGCATTGATTAATGCCTCTTCGATTTTTTCTAAATAATTAGTTTCCATTGTAAAAAAAAATTGCCCTTTGATGGCTGCGGTCGAACCGGCTCGGTTTTACCCTTGCCTCGCAGCCCCCAAAGGGCTTCAAATGTTTTACATTAGTTCGGGGTTCGACTTCCAAACGCTCAAATATACAAAATAATTCAATACTCCTTGCACGACACCCGCGTATCGGTAGTGTATTTTTTATTGTTAATGATTACCGTTGTGCTGGTTGTCATCTGCTCAATGTATTGTTTATTCTCACGCCGTGTCATGCCGCATTGCTCAATAATAACAGGCGGCTGAGGCTGCATCTGCCCGTATTGATTGGTGCTGCTCTGCATTATTCGACATTCAAAGCATCGCTCGCAGCTGGTGAATAACATCGCAGCGGCGAATATTGTGTAAATTGTTTTCATGTGTTTGGTTGTTTATCTTAAATACTCTTCAATTATTTCAATGCACTCCATTAACCCAATACCGAATACCGCTTTATAGCCTACCATGTTAAGGTGGTTCAGCATTGCGTGTTGCTCTTCAAGGTGTTGATCGGCGTATAGCGTACCATCTTTTCGCTGCGTTCGTTCGCCCTCTTTCTTAATCTCGATGTATAGCCCGGCGTAACCGTTAGATGGCTGGCAGATGAAAAGGTCAGGGTAGCCCCTATGAGGGTTCAATCCCTTGTGCGATTTAGCTTGCCCGATGCTCATCTTTACGCCAGCGCTGAAGTCAAAGCGCCATAGTACTCTCGGGTGCTTTAGCTTCATAAACTTCGCGATTGCAAAGTATATATCTGATTCTTTAGCCTTTCTCATATTGCTCAATTGCTTTAAATATTTGGTAAACCACTTGCGGAACTATGGCGTTTCCTCCGGCTTTGATGGATTCGTTTCTCCATTTAGGAAAGGTAATTCCGTCCAGTCGGGAGGAAAGCCCATCATCTCCAGTACAAATCGGGGATTGAGTTGGGAATTGTAACCAACCTGGTTGTGAATTACCATTGCTAAATCTTCTTGTCTGCCCTTGTCTTTTCTGTTCTTCCAATACGCTTCTTTGTCTGAGTGTTTTGTCAAAGAAGTTGTCGGTGTCGGCAACATTGTTACCCATTTGGCTATGTGTTCCTCCAGATTCCCTTTGTTCCTGTTGGCTAAACTTTCGGAGTTCAGGTCGCATCCATTCACCTGGTTGGCTCTCGGTGTCGGCAGCATCCCTGTCAATCCCAAGGCAATATCCGCAAGTGCAACACTCCCCCTCTCCATTCGGTGTTGACTGCCCCCTATATTGTTGGGCCCTATTCTTGCATCTTGTAGTGTTGGTGTCGGTAGCATCCCCATCGCCATTGCTCGGCAAAGGGTTACGCTGTGCATCGAGCCCTCCTTTACCTGGCTGCTTTTCATCGTTGCCGTTGCGTTCGTTGAGTCCATTGCCGTTGGGGTGGGGAGTAGGCCGTTCATCGCTAAGTCCTTCAATGGTGCGCTTCCGTTGTGTCCTTGATTGCTTATTATTCTGCCCGATTGAGTTATTTGCCGTGGTGGGTTCTGCATCATGTCCATTGCCTGAGGCGTAGGCAATAAACCAGCATCTATCTCTTCGGTGCGGTGCGTTGACGGCACAAGCTGGAAGTACATACGGTTGTACTTCGTACCCTTCAGCTTCC